CCTACTCCTGTAGGATTACCATATTCATTATTGGGATACCAATCTCCAGGGTAGTATATAGAGTAAAGACGTACTACTGGATTCTGAGTAAAAGCATTTTTTTCTGCTATATAAGGGCTAAGAACTATAGAGCTAATTGCAGTACTAGCAATAGTAGAATTACTAACAAAAATATTAGCTTGAAAAGGCAAATTACTAGTATTTAAATAGCCGTTAGCCGTACCACTAATAACAGCTACATTAGAGTGTATATACTCTGATGTGTAAAACTCGGTTAATACATTTGCTAGTTTTACTTTTATAGTACTACTTATATGGTCTACGTTAGATATAGTAGCTACAGTAGCGCTAGTATTACCTACTATAACGTTACCATAACTAAACCCAGCTGTATTAGCTACTGTAAGTTTAAAATCGTATGTTTTTGAAGTCATTAGTTATTTACTTCTTTAAGTTTAAAAGAGACCGTATATATATTAGATAAAACGTTAGAAGATGAGGACTGGTTATGTGTTGAGGATAGCTGACCATTAAATCTCACTCTCATAATACCAGGCTGATTTATATGAGACATATCTAGTATAAAAGATTCATAATTACCATTTCTAGCATTATAAAACGTTTCAATAGCTTCTTTTGCTAGACCGTTTATATTAGTATAAGTAATTTCAACTTCTCTAATACCTCTACGACTACGTAATCTTCTTTTCTCATAACCAGCTTCACTAGTAAATTCTATTACATTAAACATCTTGGTTATTTCAGTTTCTTTGTCTGGTTTTCTATCTATCATTGATGAAAACCCTGGTATAGTAAAACTAGCTACTGCATCGTCTGGGTATGTTGCCATTATATTCCTCCTGAACGTAAACTACGTCTTATTGGTCCGTTATTTGAAAGGTCTCTAGTTATTATATCAATAACATAATTTTCCCCGTCAAATTTTGGCTGAGAAGCTTCAACATCCTTAGGAGATCCTTCATTTTTGAAATTAATTATAGGCGCGCTGTTAGTAGGAACATTGCCTGTCGCATTCATAGACCTTAACGCAGGACCTCCTATAGCACGCGCAGCAGGGCGTCTTATAACAAACTCGCCAGGCTCTAGTAGGGCGGGTACGCGGTCACGTAGTTGACCACCGCTTGCTAGTGTTTGAGCCATAATAGGCGACCCCCCAGCTGCAAATTGTTGTATAGAGCCTCCAGAAGCTTTTTTGCTTACTAAAGCAGTAATACCCATCATTATAAGCATAGGCCAGAAAGATTGTAATAAACTAGTAAAAGTAGTACCAGCACTTCCTACTGCAGTTCCTGCGGCAACAGTTCCTTGAGCTACTGTTTGCCCTGTCGTAGTCACTTTTGTAGTTAGTTGCTGGCCGCCGCTTTGTATTTTATTTGCAGAAGTATTAGCAGCAGTCTGTGTACCGCCACTAAATCTTTGCATTGCGGCAGCAAATTGTTGTTGAGCAGTATTAATTTGGTTTACTGCCAATTGCGTAGAGCTAGCTACCGTACTGCCTAAGCCTTCCATAGCGGTACCAGCGGTAAAAGCACCTTGCCCCATAGTATTAACATTTAACTGCTCAGTAGTACCTCCTGCTATAGAACCTACGACACCACTAAGAGGAGACCCCATTATGTCAGTACCCCCAACCATGTCATATATCACACCTGTTAGCCAATTTGATATGATATTAGATAAAGGCTCGGATATAAGCTTTTCAAATAGCGTTTCTTGTATCGACCTAAAGAATGCAAAAGCAATTTCTTTAGCAGAACCCTCGCCGTACATTATTAAACTATTTAGACTAGAAAAAGCAGTATTTACAGCGCTATCTATAGAAGACTGAATAGAAGATAGACGGCCTGTTAGCGAATCTATAGCTTTAGCACCCTTGTCAGCACCTCCTGCTGCTTCTTTAGCTGCATCACCTAAACGTTTAATAGCATTAGCTCCTTCTATATCACCAGCAAGGTCTAATGCAGCAAACTTAGCGTCATACGTGGCTCCTACTTTTTCTGCCTCTGCGTCTAGCAATTCCATAGATCTAGTATGTCTAGTACCCTCAGCCTCTATTTCTGCAAGCTTATTGTTGATTAAAGCAACCTGCGCATCATTAGCAGTATTAGTAAAATCAGTTGCAAGCGCCTCAAAGTTTGTTTTTATAGCAGACATATCTGGAGGCGTTATAGCTGTAAACCCTACTGCACTAGCTCCTGACCATGTCTCTTGTACAGCTTGCTGCAGCGCAGTAGCTCCACTAGCAAAAACTGTTGATAGACCCGTTAATAGCCCATTACCTACCTCACCAAAACCGTTTACAAGCTGAGCGTTTACAGCTTGTTGGGAGTTGATATTTTCTGCATAAAGAGCTATCAAAGCATTTACGTGTTTTACGTCGGCAGCTATTTTGTCTGCTTGTAGTTTATATTGAGCTTCTATCTCGGCTAATGCATTTGTACGTTCTTGTTCCGCTATTTCTCTACGAGCTTCTATAGCCATTAAAGCATTACCCATCTCCAGATGAAGTAAGTGTCTACGCTCTTCTAGTATTCGCTGCTGTAAAATATTTTCGTCTTTAGCGCCTTCAACAGGGCCTGTAGTACCAGCGTCTACTTTAGCATTAGATAAACTAACTTGTAATCCTAATTGCTCTATTAGTCCTTCTTGTTTTATGATATCTATATCTCTCGTAATCTGAGACATATCAGCTTCAAAAGTTAGTTTTAAAATTCGCTCTTCTGCTACTAGGTTATCCATATTTATATTTAGATCATTTATTAAAGAGCTGTAACTAGCTATAGCCTCTGACATAAATTTAGTAGCCATAGATAGCGCTTGCTTACCTAGTGCTGTAATTGCATCAGCTGCTTTTGTCGCTGCGCCGCCTACTCGAATAATAGCAGACCTAACAGGTTCATACTCTTTTACAGTACTCTTATTTAAATCAGTAACTGCGATTTTATTATCTTTTAATACAGCACTATACTTTTCTAAAGCATCAATTGTTTTAGCTATAGATTCAGCGTTTTCTGCTGTAGCAGAACTTAATAAAAGTTTAAGATGGCTATCCTCTATATCGTCTAGCGATTTTCTGTAAACACTCACTTTCTCAGTAGCATCGCTATAACCGTTAGTTATACTTTTTAAATACTCAATAGTTATAGCTAGTTCTTCAGCAGGATTTTTTGCTCTAGCTTTAAATATATCTAGTTCTAAACCAAATATAGATTGGTCTTTAGGAGTAACCGATTTTATAAAATTATCTATATCAGACATTGTTTTAATAGTATTTTCTTGTTTTTTTAATATGTCTAGCTTTTCTAACTCTACGGCAGTGGTCTCTTTTGCAAGGTGTAATTGCATTCCTAAACTAGCTAGCAGAGTTACATAACGTGTTTTTTCTTCTTCAGTTAATGCGTTAGCACCTTTTACAGCTATAGCTTGTTTAAAAGCTTCTTCGGTTGCTTCTATCTTATTGTTTAGGACTATAGCACCCTCTCCAGCTTCTACTAGCGCTACTCCTATATTAGAAGTTGCCTGTGAAAAACGTTCGTAGTCTATAGTACCGCTTTGTATAGCGCTAGAAGTACTCATTAATAAGTCGGTAGTCCTGAATAATATAGCATTTAACCCCTCACCAGCAGTTATAGATTCAGAAAAACTTTGTCCTATATTGAGAGTTCTAGCAATTTCCTCACCTGAAGCAAGGGCTTCTTTTTCTGCTTCAGTTAAGAGGCTTAAAGCTTTTAGGTAGGCACTAGCCGTCTCGCCTTTCTTTTTTAACGCTTCCAAACGCTTACTAATAGCTTCAGAAAAGCTCATACCCTTAGTATCATCCATTAGCTTTTGCAGAGCGTCAGTATCAGCCTTTATTGCAGCAGTGTCTACAACACCCGTATAATTAAGTGTGGGATCATAGCTAATTATCTTATCTAACTCTTTCTGTATTTCGTCTCTGTTTATTATCTGAAGCTCTATAGGTATATCAGTTATAGCAGACAAATCTGCACGCACCGTAGAGCTAAACCCATCATCGAGTTTTTCAAAACCTTGAAATACTTTTACTATCTGGTCCGCTGATTTGCCAGTAGCAGCTATTATAGAAGCTATTTCATATATATTTTTTTGGTATTTTGCAGATTCTAGTACAAGTTTTTGCTGAGTCATTAAGTATGCTTTAGCTACAGGATCTAATTTAGCAGAAACTCCATATTGATCTTCTAAAACTGCTAGTGCTTTAGTGCTTAATTCTGCAACAGGAGCACCAAGCTCAATCTCTATTTTATTGAGAGCATTTTTATAAACTGCCTTTACTTTTGTCATAGACTCTTCGCTAGCTACTACAGCTTCATTTCCTACTTGTGAAAATAGATAAGTTAAGCCGCCTACAATTGCACCAGCAGCCGCGCCTACACCGGCGGTAACCGCGCCTCCCCAAAGAGCTGCTAAAGCGCCCGCACCAGCACCCGCACCTACTGAACCAAAAAATCCACCACTCGATACAGCATCTGATAAAGTTATGCTAGACTTAGTAGAAACATCGGTGAGTACTTTTGATACTTCTTTGACTAAGTCTTCTTTAGTCTTCTCAATTTCAATAGTAATACCTAGCTTTTTTCTTTGTTTAAATTTAAAGGTATCTAGTCCACGAAGCTGAGCATTAGCTTGCTGTATATTATCTAAACTACCGCTAACTAATCCTGTAAATACTTTACTAGCGTTTGCAGTAGCTACGTCTGTAAAAAACCCGCGTATAGTCTGCCCTAATCCTTTTAACCAGGCACTAAACTCATCACCTTTACCCATAGCCTTTGCTATAGCAGAACCTAGTATGCTAAATATAGAAGCAGCGCTTAGCAAAAAACCACCTAAAGATACCATGCGTAAAGCAAGAGTAGATATAGCCACTATAGCAGCACCCGACCTTAGTACCACTGTACTAGCAAATTTAGCGAAGGCAGCACCACTAGTAGCACTTGCAGCTGTTACAGCTTGTAATTGAGTAGTTGTCGCTCTTAGTAGAACTCCGGTAGCTTGTAACTTTTTATTAGCATCAGTTAAAGCAGCATTAGCAGCAAGTCTAGCAGTAGTGCCTGCTTGAGTTGCTGCTCTATCTTGTCTAGCTGCTAATACTGCTTGAGTTTCCGTAAGCCTAATTGTTTTTAAATTATCAATTCTTTTCTCTAATACTGTCTGTGCTTTTGCTAACTCTTGTGAGTTTAATTTTCTCTGCGCCGCTATTTCTTTAAGAGCTTTTAGCTCAGGTCGTAGACCACCCGCAGTACCTTTACTAGCTAAACTTATACTAGAAACAGCCTGCTGTGCTGCAACAACTCTCTCTGTTGAAGCTTTAGTTAGGCCTATTAGGCTATTGCTTATTTTTGCAGCAATGTTGTCTACAGTATTTTGAAAACTTTTCAGCTTGTCACTAATTACAGATAGAGTCTTACCTAGTACGATAGAGCCAAGAACTCCAAAAGCACCTATAGCAGCTCCTAAATTATTAGTAAAAAAGTCTGCTAAGGGCGCTAAACGTTCCGCAATAAAAGAGCCTAACTGAGTACCCAGGTCTATAATACGCTTTCCAAAAGCTTCAATTTTTTCTGCTGCTGTAGGAACTGTAGTATTTATAGAACTAAATTTTTGTTGACCTTCTGCTATTACAGAGTTAACAAAAGCTTGCCTTCTCTCGTACTCACTAAGCTGTGATACAGTCTTACCTATAGCAGCTGCGTAGGCCCTAGTTGCCGGCTCGATTTTAGTGTATATACCTAGTTCATCTAAAAGTTCAGTTTCCATCTTAGCAGAACCTCGTACTACTCGTGTGTACGCGTCCCCTAAATCTCTACCGAGGGCTCTAGAGGCTTTAAGTGCTACCTCCGATAATCCCTCTATTTGAGAGGTGTTAAAACCCGCACTTAAAGCAAGGTTGGTTTGCTGTGCAGATTCTACCAAACTAAGTTGACCCTTAGTTATTTTTTGTACATTATTTAATATTTCTTTACCGGCAATACCACTAGCAGCGGCTAGAGAAGTAAGGCCCTCAACCGTTTGTAGCGCTCTCGCGCTATTAGCAAGCGCAGAGAAAGCAGCTTCTAAAGCAAAACTAGTAGCTGCTGCTCCAGCATAGGCACTTACTAAACCACCTAAACCTTGAGCCTGAGCAGCAAAAGACCTACCAGCTCCGGCAGAAGATTGCCCGAGTCTAGTCTGAGCACGACCTAAACGTTCTAAATCCGCTGCTGCTCTGTCCGCACCCGCAGTCTGAAGTCTAGTTAGAATAGTATTTATAATACCTGCCAATTACCTTGCTCTCTTTGCTTTAGACAGCTGCTCCTGCTCTTTACGTTTCTGAGCGTAGTAGTCACCTAATTCTTTTTCTGCTATTTTTAGTAGCTCAAACACAGAACGTCTATTTTCTATCTCGTATATTTCCATTATAGCTAGCAGACCGCTATAATCTTTACCTAACCAAGTACCACCCATCCCTTCCCAATTATCGGGCAAAGATTCTAGTAGTACTAAAGCTAGTTGGGAGTCTAAAGATAGTTCAGAAGCGCCAATAGGCATTTGATTTTCATCAGGCTCCCAACCCATCTGCTCACACATAGCTAAATATTGATTTAAGTTCATACCTCCCCCATTAAAAGAATGGCGAAGGTATTTTTTTAGTTTTTTTCGTCTTCCTCGGCTTTTTGGCGAGTAAAGTTCTCAAAATCATTTAGAGCATCGCTAACAAACTGGTCAAAAATTGTAGAGTTAGAAAGAAGGTCTACAGCGTCTTCTCTGCTATATTCTACTAGCTCTTCTTTATTCATAGCAGTAATATCAACAGGTAGTAGCATAGGAAGATGTTTAATTTTTAAACCTCTCCAGCCTAAAATAGCACGTTCTGCATAGTTTTCTATGAATTTTTGAGAATCTACTTCTTCTTCGCGCTGTCTGGTTTTTTTACTAAATTTGTACGTAACACTAGCGTTTCGTATCTTTAATAGATCTTCTCTTGTTAAGTACTGTAGTTGTACTTCAAATCCGTCAATATCAGGATACTCTACCCAGGTAGAAGTATCTTTTGCTATCATCATAGATTTTAGTTTACTCATTGTAGTTTCCCTCAAATAAAATGAACGCCCACTAGTTGATCTGCTTTTCAAAGGTGAGGGGGGTACCTTGAATTGCTAGCTAGTGGACGTTCTATGTTTAATTTTACCCCTCGTTAGTAGTATTAAGACTTAGCAGCTATTATAGTAACTTCTCCGCCCTGACCACAACCATCTCCAGGTTCTTGTGCAACAAAGTTAACACTCATAGAGATTACGTCTTCAATCGCAAGTTGTGGAAACTCAAATTGTACTGCATCTAACTGGAAGGCTACATAAGGAGCAGTAGTACCACCAATTATTAGATTTGCGTTAGCAGTAGAAGAAGAGGAAGTCCTAGCGTCATTCGCAATATTTCTTAAAAATTGCGCTGATTGCGTATCGCCAGAACGCAGATACATAGTAGCAGAACCTGTTACAGCTCTTGTACCTGTAAACTGACCTATCGGTGCGTTTAGTGTAGCTAGTTCTTCTGGAGTTACATACGTAATATTGTTATTATATTCGAACGATAGTTCGGTAACAGGGAATGTATATGTAACATCAGCACCACCCTCGCTAGTTGCGTGATGAAACTCAATAGTACTTAGACGATTTTTAATAAATGAGTTAGTACCTATACCAGCAGCAACATTCATCTGATTAAACGGGTGATAAGCAGCTACCGAATCAAAGGCAACTACATTGGAGTTAGCTGTAACAGTAGTTCCGTTATTTAGCACTCCCCCAAATACGGATACAGCGTTATCTCTAGAAGCATCCTCTAATTCTTTAAGAGTAGTTCCAAAACCTGTCCAAGTAACTGTAGCTATTTCGTCTATACCAGCGTCTACTGTAGCCTGATTTACTGTACTATTAGCAACTTGGTAAAAAACGTTACCTAGCTTAAAGTACATTTGATATTCGGCAGCAGTAGTAAAGTTAGTACGAGATGCATGTGCACCAGTAGAAGCAGCTACGTTAGTAGTAAATAGTGTGCCTTGGCTCCATACAGACTGTTCATCAGTTCCATCTGAACAAGCAGTGTTAGATACCATAGCTTGCCACATAAACCAATCTGCTATAGGTTTTGCGTTACCGGTAGCAGTAGTGCCAGCACCTGAAGTACCAGCTGCAGCACCTGTAATAGCACCTGTAGGGCGAAGGTAAACTTGTAAATTCCAATCAACAGGGTTGATTGCAGTATTAAATCTTTTTTGAGATCTATCTGGGTTAGTACCAGACTCCATCGAAGTAATATCTTGGGTTTCAGCAGAAGAAGTAACAGCGAAACCAGCTAATACCTCTAATTTCCAAGTATTAGAAGGAGTCATTGAAGTAACTGCTCCACCGTTAACTAAGTCAACAGTAGAAAAAAACACCTCAGAATCTCTTTGTAAATTAAGACATGACATAATGTATTTCTCCTTAATATTCTAGTCTATAGACTACGGATAATTCTATCTCAGCAATACCATATGGAAATGCTAACCCTTCGTCCGCAGATATATTATTTATTGTTATATCAAATATACCTTTTTCAGGGTTATCACCAATAGAGTATATAACGTGCTCTAAGTCATCGAGTAGATCATCAGAGATAGTTTGAGAATTATCTTCTCCATATACGTATGCTCTTATAATAACCTCTAATGAAGCTTCCGTCAAATTTTGTGATTGAAAATTTCTAGTTTCGGTTCCTGCAACTATGTACAAAGATGGAAAATCATTTACCTCGTGTAAAAATTTTAACCCCCTAAAAGCGTTATTAAATATATTGGTTCTAAAAGTGTATAAAGAGTTAAATGGAGATATATCTCCATCTATTTCTTTTAATAGACTAATAATATAATTTACTATCTCAGTTCTTCTATTAAACATTGTTAAGCCTTTATTAGGTTAAATTGTCTAGCAAATGCTTGTTGAGCTACGTAACGTACAGCACCTTTTATTTGTTCATCGGGGTTATAACCATATTGCTTATTTGATTCATACAAAGGGTTATACGAATAATATATCAAATTTCTTCTATAGTCTGGCGATACATATACACTAGACCTAAATCTACCAGAACGTTCTGTAAAGTTAGGGGGACTAGCTGCTCCAACTTTTCGCATAGTAGCGCCTAATCTTTGCTGAGTTAGAGCAGTAAGTTGTATAGCCGATATAAATTTTTGTTTACTAGGTTGTTTAACTTTAGCTACGTTATAAGTAGCTTTTATAGATAACGCTCCAGAAGATGCTTTAGGTATCTCAGTAACTATGTCTATTGGCGTATGTGAGCTGTCGGCAAATTCATTAGCTAAAGTTATGACATCTCGCATATATCCAGCAGTGTCTTTTACATTACCAGAAGATATTCTTTTTTTAGCGTAAGATATAAAACTTGCAGAGACCCTTTTACCTAAAGATTTATGAAATTTAGCAGTAACATCAATAGCGTGCTTCTCTAAAAGTCGTTCGCCAGCCTTACTTAAGTTAATCTGAAAGCTAATACCAAGTGTAGTTTTAGCTACATTTCTAGTTTGTCTAGCTTCTATTTTTATATAAGGAGATTGTAACGAATTTAGTTTAAGTAGGTTAGCCGCGTCAGGAACTAAAGTAGCGCTAGGCTTATTATTATGTCGTTTATCTAAGTAGTTTATTAAAAGATAGTTTTCAAATTTTTCTTTAGCAGCAGCTGTTATAGTAGAAGATAGTTTGGGGTCTTTAGAAATAAAAGTTTTTATAGTATCTGAAGGTATTGAAGAGATAGAGGTACCTTTATAACTTATTATACCCTTATCATTTTTACCAGGAGATATGCCCATAGTCGATTCGAAAGACTTTAAAAGTTCTTTTGGTAGGGTTTTAGAGGTAATAGTAGTATCTGTAGAGCTACTTACTTTCTGTTTTAACTCTAAAAAAGCGTAGGGGGTATTAGCACCCTGTATATTTGTAGGAGCTATACTAACTCCAAAAAAGTTTTCAAAAGCTTTATCACTACCTTGAATATCAGGAGCAGCTGAAGGTAGACTAAACAAATTTTTAGTTCTACCAGAAGGTTCCTTAAAAGAGCCTTTTTGTCCTAAAAAATCAGAGAAAAGGCGCAAAACTTCATTACGAACTTTTAGATTTTGTTTTTTTCCTGATTTAGTAGCTGCCCTAACTTCCGCCACAAACTTGTCAACGCTTTTACCGTCTATTGTAGTAACTATAGATTCCTTAACCATTATTTTATAATCCTATACATATCTAACACTCTTCTAATATGAGGAGGGAAACCTCCAGATAACTCAGTAGACTGACCTCGCTCGCCTTCAAAACTGAAACCTTGTTTTTCTTGATCTTGCTTATATAACATTTTTATATAGTCTAAGGTAGCTAGTTGTAAATCATAAGGTACTTGCGTACTAGGATACCCTGCTCTATAGGAAATCTGCACACCGTTAGGAAAAGGTAAAAATCCTCTAGGTCCTGCCATAGTCAGTGACGGATATGTTCTTCTAGAAGAAAAGCTACCGGCAATACCCATTGCCCCAATATCTCTAGTTATTTCGCCAGTATCTTTGGCAAAAGTATATTCAGGTACTTCTGCGTGCACATCTCTTGCTGATCTACTATTATTTTTTCCATCAAAATGCACTAATAAAGTAGTATCTTCATCAGGCCTAAACCTATGACTTGTAGGCACGAAACTCTCAGAGTATCTGGCTACAGAGGATACTCTTAGCTCGTCTATATAGCCTACAAAGCTTGACCCTATAAGTACATTAGTAGTGAATGAATGCTCTGTTACAGTATAAGCAGCATTAGCTATAGTATTACCATTATAATGTAGATATAGTCTTTCATTATCTATATCGGCAGTAACCGCTATATGTGCCCACTTTTTCTTTTTAAACTGTTGAGATTCTAAGTATACATTAGCGCCATTTATAGTAGTTATATCTCCCGCGTCAGCACTACTAAAAGTTAAAGCATAGGAATTTGCTAGACCAAATTTTAAATAGTTATTTTCATCTGTATTAATCTCGAAAATAGTCTTATTTTCTAGGGTAGGTGGGTCGTATCGCATAAACAGCTCTACTGTAAAATTAGATTCTTCAAAGTCTAAGCCGCTAGATACGACTGAAGATTGTAAATAGTCATCAGCTGCTAGCTGTAAACTAGATTGTCCAAATTTTTTAGTTCTTGTAGTGATAGAAGCATTATTTACAAAATTTATATTTAACGCATCAGAACTAGTAGTACGAGGAACTCCAGAGGTACTAGGGTCGTTAAGTAATCTATGTTCTACGCCATTAAACTCACTAACATAGTATACATTAGATAGTGGTAGCCTATTTACATAAATAGACGAGGTACCGCCATCAAAAATTTCGGCATAATCGTTCTCAACTATTTCTTGACCTATATAATGCTCAACTACACTAGTAGCATAGCTAACAATATTAGACAACCTAGCATCTTGAGTATTGCTAGAGATACTTAAGTAATCTTTTACCTGATTTATGCTGATATAGGGATTTCTACCTAATCCTTCTTCAAATGTGTCTGCCATTTAGCTCTACCTCCCATATAGTAAGGGGAGACGTGTTAGCGCCTCCCCCTCTTAGCTTTATTTGTATGTGTAGCTACTATTAGCCTGCTATAACAGTTGAAGCATACGCATACTTGCTTGAGTCTAGAGCCGCACTAGAATTAGTGGTTAGTGCTTTAAAATCAAAACGAGTGCTCATATACATAGCAGTTACTTGCTGACGTGGTTCATACTCAGATTCAATCTCAATACCACGACGCTCTGCTATCATAAAGCCTGGCTTATAAAGTAGGGTACCTAGATGGTTACCTGTAGTACCTACACCGTCTAGGAACTCGGAAATTACGATAGGAATACCGTAAACAGCACCTACTGAACCTGTTAGGTAAGTAGCGTTTGGACCGAATTTATCAACAGTACGGAAGTCAGAAGTAGTAACTAGGTTATTGTAACCTTCAATAGAAGTCACATATACTAGGTCGTTACCTAGCTGTAGTCCATACTTACCCATCTGCGCGCGAGCAGCTGCAATATCAGAAGGATCAGCTTTATCAGTAGAAGAGCCTGTTGACACTGTTAGAGATGCATCACCAGTTAGGTTAGTAATACCTTCGATTACAGAGGCATAACCCGCACCAGCGGTAATACTGTTGGTAGGTGAAGCTGTAAATCCTGTTAGGGCACCTGTACCACGTAGAATAGACTTATCGATTGCACGAGCTAGACGACGAGTAGCCGCTGCACGTAGGAAATCTAGAAGTGGAAGTACTGTATCTTCTTCTTCGTCTTTTGCTAGGTGAGTTGTAGCCATAAACTTATGTGGCGTAAAGTCTACAGAAGCTATAGAGTTTTGATTGGATGTAGGTACGTTTGTTAGATCAGCAATACCAGTCGCGTAAGTACCCGAACGGAACATTGCTACATCACCATCAGCATCCTCATCTGCTACTGGTACACGAAAGGTTTTAGCATCTACAGGTAGACGGTTAAACATAGGAGCAATAACTAGTTGTTGTTCCATTTCGGTATATATATTAGAAGAGAAATTAGATAAGAACTGGTCTACAGAAGTAACTGCTTTCATACGTGAAGCATATTTAGTATCAAATACGTCACGCTTGTTTAGCATCTTAGCTAGTAGAACAGCATTTGCCATTTCTTTTTCGTTAAACTGGGAAGACCCGCGTGAGTTCTCAGCATATAGCATCTTGCTATTTTGTAGAGACTTTATCTCATCTCTATACTTTGCAATTTGCGATTGAAGCTCTTTAACTTCAGAAGTCTCGGCGATAGAGTTATAATCACCGTATTTATCTTTAGCGTCTGCTTCTTTTAGCATAGCTTCACCAGTTTTTTCAACTAGATTAGCAACATTAGGCTCTTTAACTGTAGCAGTTGCTACAGATTTAGTTGCCTCAATCTCTGTTAGATTGATTGATTCTACGACTTGCTCAGCCATTTGGTCGTTCTCCTTTGTTGAATCTTCGTGAAGTTCTGCAATACTGCTGTTTTCATCAGTTTTTGTAGTATTTTCTTCACTTTTAATTAGATCTTTTGTTATTTGAATTTGTGAAATTTCTTCAACGTTCACACTGATAGTATTATCACAGGATTGTCCCGAGGCGTCAACTGCTAAAAATTTAAATAGGGGGTTTTGGGCAGATGGTACTTCGAGTACTTCATAGAATTTTTCATTATAAATTACGTAGGTATTTTTAATTATAGTATCAATAGGAGCAGACAGTAGGTTTATAAAAGGTATAGATGCGTTAGGGTCTTTAACTATAACCTCTTCTTCTGCTTCTGAAAGTTCTAATGTTTCTTCAGCATAGTTTAGCTGCTCATTAGCGACTTCTTTATTAACTATTTCTGTTTTGGTTATAGCATCTTCGGAAATCTCTGTTTCTTCTTCTGATTTACTACTTAGTACAGCATCTTCGGAAATCTCTGTTTCTTCTTCTGATTTACTACTTAGTACAGCTTCTTCAGAAATCTTTATTTCTTTTTCTGCTTTACCGCGTAGTACAGCTTCTTCAGAAGGTGATAACTCTCGCTCACTCATTTCTTCATCCTCCTCCGTGCTATTAGGTATGCCTAGTACAGAAATACAATGAGAGTGGTCATCCTCTTCTTGCACTACTCCATTTACTATTTTATGGGAGTGGTTAGCCATATGAGATGCGTATGTAGTAATCCCATTACCGCTCTCATCTACTTCTACCGAGTGGTAGTGGCCTTCACACATATCTGTGTACCCAGCTTTTATACCTAAAGCAATTTTTACCTCTTCTTCACTAGCTGGTTCAAAATCTTCTATAAAAGATTTATAAGAGCTAGTATCCTCAAAACTCTTGCGAATACTAAACAAAGATTCCTGGTTAGCAGGAACACTAACAACTGAAATTTCTAGTAGCTCTACATCAGTGATTATCATAGTATCGTCAGTATTATTATATTTACCGTCTTTTACTCTAAAACCCACACTAAAGCTTTTTAAAGCTCCATCCTTAATTAGTGTGTGGACTCCGTAGTTATTCTCAGCTGCTTCGCTAACGGTGCCTTCAACATAAATACCTTTTTTATCGACTGTGATTTTATCAAATCTGCCTATAGGTTGGTCATGTTTATGCTGGTATAGCATTACTGGATTTTTTCTAAAGTTCTCTACGCCTTTTGCCCAGGCTTCAGCAGTAACTATATCGCCTGTACGATCTTTGGTCGTAGTATTAGCATACCCAGCAATTTTTACCGACTTTGACTTAGCTAAGCCTTTAGTCACGAATGAACTGTTTAGATAGAATGTTTTATTGCTCATTTTTTGCTTCTCCGCTTGTAGAATCATCTTCTACTGGTCTACCACCTAAAGTAGCGTCTGTAGCGCTACCTGTTATATTTTGTGGTACTCTTATATTATCATTTCCTTCAAGTTTTGCAAATCTTAATCCCTCTCTAGCTTCATTTGGGGTTATAATTCCCGTGTTAACTAGAGTAGAGTAATACATAGCTTGAGTTCTGTTATCAGGCTGTAGCGCAGGTATAGATAATCTATCAGGTCTTATTGTTACATTAGTAAAAAAATGAGAAAATGCAGAGCAAAACTGAGCTAATAGTGGTATAATAGTATGTTGGTAAAATAACTTTTGGTTAGCATCTATATTAGCGTTATTGCCAGATTTTAATAGTACGTAGGGTACACCTAAAGCTTTAGCCATATCTTGCTGTATTCTCTCAATAGAGTTTTCAAAATCTAATTTATCAAAACTTACTGAAGAAAAACTATCAATTTTTAAGCCGCCGTCTAATATTGCTGGATTTCTTGCTCCATCAAATATAGTTGTGTACGTAGATCTCCAAGCTTCAAGCAAACGCTCTTTAACTCTTTTTGATAGTATATTATCAGTAGTTAGCACAAAACCTGGTACTGCATTATTCTTAAAAAACTGACGCTGAAAGCTAATCATATAATAATAAACTTCTAGTAGTCGTAATACTGATTTTAGTTTTGAAGTGCCCCTGAATATAGAACTTTCATTCTCATTCATAACGTGTATAATCTCGTGTGATTCAAACCTAATGGAATCTGATTTGCTAGTACGCTTAGAATATCCGTAATACTGGTCAGCATTCTGATTAGATACTAAATAGTTATAATGAGATATAAAAGTTTTTTGATCTGGTATTACTTCAACATCATTAGCAGGTAGTAGAAATAAACTATCGCCGTCATAATAAAAAAACATATTACCATCTAGAAAGAAGTCTAAAAAAGCTCGTCTAAAAAATCTCTGTCTATCTTCAAAAGGATTAGGCCTAGTATTTAATAGTTTATTTACTTTTTTTGCAGCACCAGTACCCTCAACTATTAAAGGTATTTCAACGCAAGCACTAATAACCATCTCCACAGAGCGGTGAATAATTTCTATTTCGTTATACGCTTGCTCAAAATCTACGATAGTCTCAGGTAAGACTCTCGGTTCCATCGATGCTATTGATGGTTGGGCAGGGTTTAGTTTTTCTACTAACCACCCTCTAAATGATGACATATTACCCGCCATTCTTTTCCCTTTGTATTTCTAACCAATTCTTAACTTTTGTTGCTAGTGTACTAGTATAGGACTTACCATATAAATTGTGTAAGGTACTGTGGTGATTTTTGCATAGAGTATATAAATTATCATTAGATAATGCTTCTGCATTATCTTTTGCAAATATAACTCTAATTTCTTTTACCCGCTCTACGGTATCTATAGTGTCAAAACCTTTTTTATCGCACCACTCTCTAAACAGGTCACTAACACAGTATAAATGGTGCAATTCTAATTTATCCTTAGAACCACATATATAGCAAGATTCTCTAGCTTTATAATCTTTTTTGAGGTAATCCCTAATCATTTTTACAGGATAACGTTTTAATTCTGTCATATGTATATTCTATTCTAAAATGTTTTATTATACCAATTATTTTTTATTAAGAGTGTATAGATACTGAACTCATTTTATGGTGTGTATATACTGCATATCTTACAGCATCGCAAGGATGTGAGGCCCAATCGTGATGAGGTTTAGGTATATCTGTTTTAACATTCCATTTATAGGAAGTCATAGCATGAAATGTGTGTTTAGCACCTTCTAAATCAAAAAATAATCTATCGTGTTCTACTAGAGTTTGTATAAAATTTATACCGTCATTAACTGACTTTATCGCGTTTTCGCAGTATATGTCGTAATCGTAGGCAAAATCTGCTTTAACTTGTTGCGCTGCGCTATCTATGTAAATACTATCTATATTCCACTCATCAATTTTTTCTTGTATTACGCTAGCTAGTTCTGAGGTAGTAGATTCACTAGATACATATTCATCTAAAATATAGTAGTTTTCGCCATCAAAACCTATAACTACAAAAACGTTATCATCTCTATAACCAACGTCTAACCCAGCTAATATTTCTACAAACCTAGTAGTTCTAAAGTCGCCCTGATGTTTATCCTCATCTATTCCTTCAAATATCTGTGCTTCCGTAGTAGTCCACTCACACTCATACTCTTGCGCATACAAAGCTCTAGTCATAGACTGTTTAGCTTCATTAACATCTTTTTCAGAGAGTAAAGGATTAGATCTCCAGGTAAATACAGCGGAACCCCACTCATCAAAATCGTTACTCTGACCTCTCATATAGTAGTCATATAAGTAATTACCTTTACCTCTGGGTGTAGAAATCCACAAACATCTAGAGTTTCTAAATGTAGATAGAGCAGGTCTTAAGTCTCTAATATAATACTCATCGTTAGGTATAATAGCAGCTTCGTCTATTATTAGTAGGTTAGCAGCGCGACCGACTAGCGAATCTCTATTATTAGCAGATAAAAGTCTAAACACAGAGCCATTAATTAGTTTAACTATTTTGTCTTTTTGATTATATTGTTCTGTCTCTACTCCTAATTTTTTAATTAAGTCAGTAGTATAATCCCAAATAATAGAAGATAAATTATAGTTAGGAGCAACAACCATCACTTGCTGATTAGGCTCAAGTAGCTTGGCAAAAGCTAAAATTGCTGCTGCAAAAGATTTACCTGTACGTCTACCAGCTACATGAACCCAAAATCTTTTAGATTCTAATCCATCAATCATAGCTCTTTGACCCTCGTTAAAAGTAACAGGAACAGGTAACCGTTCTAGCAGCTTTTCTACAGGTATTTTAAAAAATTTTTCTGACATATATCCTCAAGTAAAAAAGTATCCAGCTATTGATGTAGTACCTATAGTTATAATGATCCATATAAGCTTACGTATATTTTCAGTAACCTTATTATTATCTTTAGCTATTTGTTTTACTGCGCTTAGCTCTAAATTTAAATCATCTATCCTACTAGAGTGTCTATTTAGTCTCTCTACAGTAGTATTTCTGTCTGATTCTATTGATGCTATTTTTTCTTCGGTTCTTGCTAGACTAATCATAGCATCAGATAGTTTATCTAGTTTTCTTTCTACTCTATCAAATCTATCGTTTAAGTCTTGTGCAGGTATAACATTTATATTTTGTTCAGACATTAAGTTCTCCTAGTGCAGTAGCTGCAAAAGTATATTATAAGCTATTATATAACATCAATTATATCATGTCCAAATTTAAAAAATTAATTAGTAGTAATATTGTAGTTATGGCAAAATAATTAATTTAACAAAGACTTACGTTTAAAATGATAGTCACCATCTACATCAGTTTTACAAAAGTTAGTTACCAAGCTAAAACCTATACTATCTAAATAAGATATGACTTCAGCAACTTTAGGGGCCTTATCGTTATAGTTTTTGTGCTGAGCCTCTAAAATTATATTGTTAACACTTTCTAGTGTAAAACTAGCCCCTCTTAAGATGTCTAGTTCCGCACCTTGAACATCTAGCTTTAGTAAGTCGGGGGTTGGCCAGTTATTATTTTTTACTAAACTATCTAGAGTAATAGTACTTCTTTTAGTTGCGTGGCTTTCGCTATACGCAGAACTATTTTCTTTGTAGTAGCTGTTACCTCCAGGATTGTGGCTATCTTCATAAAATTTTACTTGTTTATTATCTATATCAGATAGTACGGATATTGAATAAGGGTAGTTAGATTGTTTTAAGTATGGCTCAACAGATCTAGTAGCGTCTATCAAGTAAAAACTAGCAGTAGGCCATGATTCTTTAGCTTTTCTAGTCCAGTGAAGTAAACTCGCTCCTATATCATACACAACTAGGGGTGCTTCAATACTGTTTAAGTACTGAGCATGTTTTGTAGGTAGTAAATCTGCTTCTGCAACTTTATCTAAATGACTTTTGTTATCTACAGTATGCTGTATAGTACCTACATGATTACATTTAATAGATACGTCCGCCCAAGCACTAAAATTAGCAGCTCTTGCTTTAGCACAGAAAAATATATCTTCAGAGATAGTACTTGCATGATTTATAGCAGACGAATAAACAAAATGAGGGTAATCTAATGTTCTATATACGTCAGAGTTTACTAACACTGCGCCAAAACCACAAGCTGCTATTCTTATAATTTCTAAATGGCTAATAGCACTATAGGGTATATTCTCTACGCCGGATCCTGCGTCTTGATATATTTCTAAAATATGCTGACCTGGCTTGCGCTGTATATAAAGACCCGAAATAATAGGTTTATTAGCGCGTAACATCTTTACTAACGCATCATTCGGTAGAATGATATCCGAATCAACATGTAACACGTAGTCATAGCGCTTACCCCAATCAGCTATTAAATTTCTTACTTGATCAATTTGATAGCCGTAGAAAAACTGCAACTCAGTGCTAAAATTTGGAGGAACTATTAAGTCATAAATAGATTTCATGGTTTCTGTTTCTACATATTTATTAGTAGGTACAGCAATTAATACTCGTTTCATGTGTATCTTATAACCGCATTTCTCATTTGTTCTTGTGGCCTAACCTTGTAGTCGTTAATAGGGTTTTTATCATTATAAACTGCAACAATTTCTTTTACTGCTTTTGGGTTTTTAGCTCTTGATATTGTCTCATAAAATAAGGGATTATCGGCTCCAGCTAACATCCATTCACCATCTACTTTAAAAGCTGCGTCATCTAAATCTAAAGCTATTGCCCCAGAAAATGTTCTAAGATGAGTGTAGGGTACTAGCCAATTAAATTTATGTTTATGATAATCAATTGTATTTTCTGGGTAGTCTTGTGCAACTAAGGGGATATTGTCTGCTAAACTCCACATAGACCCATAAGTAAAATCTATATTTTTATATAAATTATTATAAAAGTGAAAAATTGAATTGTTAGGAACAAGCCAATCATCACCATCTAAAAGCATAACAATATCGTCAGGTTGAACATAGTCACTAAAAGCTTTAATTTGGTTTTTAATAGCTCCTTGCCTGCTAGTATTATTATAAACTACAGTCTTATCAGTAGCTAATCTACTAAGAACTTCTAAGCTATTATCTGTTGAAGCATCATTTATAAGTATGTGAATGTAATTATCGTAGTCTTGTTGATTAACAGACTGAATATGGTTAGTTAAATAGTCTTGAGCATTATAAAAAGGAGATATTACTACAATACGACGTTGTTTTCCGTAAGAACGGTATATACGTCTATCTTCTATATTATTAAACCGTCTATTAAATACTCTAGACACTGTATCATTTATAATAGAAACTTGTCTATATTTTTCAACTGGAAATGGTTTTTCTAACATTGTATGAAAATGCTGGTCCCATTGAAGTGCTATAGTTTCCCAACTAACGATATTCTTTACTACATCACAATAATTAGCTTTTTGTTGCCACAGATATGTATCGTTATAAGCAGAAATTGCTATATCAGCTAACTTACTAGTTTGTTCATCTTCATCAACTGTATTAAATAGGGAATTTGGGCTAATAGGATAAGGTATTTTATAGCAAGCTAGGTCTATAGCAGTTTCTTCTAATGCGCCAAAAGAATTAGTAATAATAGGAGTATTATAAAGTAAAGATTCTAAACTACTAATACCAAAAGTCTCGGGAAAAGCAGCGGGATAAAGCATGAAGCTTGCGTCAGCTAATATGTCTGCAATTTCTTTTTGTTTTATAATACCCGTAAATGTTACGTCTAAAGCTGCAATACTAGAATCTTTAGATAGATTACTAACAGTTTTACCTTGCTCATCTAAACTTCCATCTTTCATGTTATAATAACCGCCTATACAAGTAAGATGGGCACTAGGTATCTTTTGTTTAATTTTTGGCCAAACTTTTGTTACTAGTGGTACTAATCCTTTAGTAGCTGAGGCATTATAAACAAAATGATTTTTATCTTTTAACTTAATATCAGCGGTTCTATAACTAGTAGCACCGTTACGGGTTTGCCAGAATTTATGCTTTAAAGTTTCAAACATACGCCTAGTACCGTGAGATGCATTGCTAAAATAGTTTGAATGGAAATCTGAAAGCGTAAATACCTCGTCTATATAATTCCTTACTAGCATATCCTCTAAAAATTCATCTCCTTTACAAAAGGTATCGTGCATCCAGAGTACTCGTTTTTTAGCTTTAGCGCATATATGTACAAAAGGGTTATTAGAGAAAAAAGGTAAAACAGATCTAGATGATATTACTATATCATACTCCTCAGCAGTAATATTGTTAGTGTACAAAACTCCCTCATATACACCTTCTTTATCACAATTATTATAAACAGTAACATTATAATTAAGTTTTACTAATTCTTTAGAAAGTAAAATTACTGCAGATTCACTACCGCCTAAACCTTTGTACTTTAGGGTATCTCCATTATATGTTAAGCCTAAAGTATCTATAATTGCTATCTTCATATCTTTCCTTGTATATTTGTTGTTAAACTAATACTAGCATGAAATTAGCTAAGCAGCAATAGTAAATCTACTGTTAGTTACATATTTCTGCATATACTATTTTAAAATAACCATTTTTTTAGACTTCTGAGGTTATAAGTGTTGGTGTAGGATAAACTATAAACCAAGGATCCTGGTCCCTAACATTGTTGTATAGCTCTCGTAACGCCTGCCTATACTCAATATACCCTGGGTCTATTAACTCACTAAGCTCTATTGCTTTTACTACTTTATAGTCTGTATCTTTTAAGAGTTTTTTACATTGTTCTCTGATTTCGTGTTGCTTAAAAGCAGTTTCAGAATCATTAGGGCTACGTATCACCCATTGCTTGCTAGTATAATCCCAATCAATCTTTTTTGGGTACTCTGCTACTGGCTTATCAGGTACTGAAAACCAGCCAGAGTCGTCTAATTCTTCTTGTGTAAACGTCTCTTTATCGGTTCTTGTAAAACCGCTAGACAGCTTAATCCTATTTGGTAGTTGAGTAGGGTATGCCCCCCTAAACGAGTATAACATTTATTTGTTTCCTTTATCCTAGTATTTTATATAGATAGACTGTACCTGAGCTGGTACCCTCTGATGAGCTTTCCCCAGGCGCGCTTACTAACGCATAATTATCTGGAGTAATAAATACGCTAGAACCAAAATTATCAGCTTGGGCATCACCATAGCTATTCGGATTTATAGTAGTGTTTACTAAAGACCCAGATTCTATGTTAAACGTGTAAAGTACTCCAGAGTTTAGATCTCCTAAAGGATCTTCTGCGAAAGCCCCTACTAATAGGTAGGTATCGTTTAATGATATAGATATCCCAAACGAATCACCAACACCACTGCCGTAAGCGTTAGGATTGTTGATAGTGTATAATAATGAATAATCTGAAGTAGTAAATACATAAACTCTACCAGAATAACTTGAGTATGCTCGAGCAGTAACTACTAAATAGTCTTCAGAAATACGCATATTAATACCGAACTCTATATTAGCTAAATTATCAGGGCTTGTTATTGTATGTGTTAAAATACCACTGGATAAAGAAAATATATATAATATACCAACGTTGAATGCCTCACTTGAATCCTCCCCGTAGGCGCCTACAACAAGAGTATCGCCGAAAGCTGCTACGCCGAGACCGAAGTAGTCAGAGTCAGCTGTTCCATAATTATTTGGGTTAGTAAGGGTGTGTAGTAACGACCAGTCAGTAATGCTATAAATATATACCGTCCCGGAACCCAAATCTTCTTCGGCAGCGCTGACAATAAGATAATTACCTGATACAGCTATTCTAACACCAAAGCGGTCTCCAACACTTGTGCCAACATTATTTGGATTATCTATAGTATGTACTAACGAGTAGTCTAAGGTAGAAAATACATAAACCTTACCGGAATTGTCGCCCTCAACAGAATCTTCCCCATTAGCACTGATAATAATATAGTCATCTGACATAACTACTGAGACACCGAATGCGTCTCCAGCACTTGTACCATAACCATTCGGATTATAAAATGTATGCAGTAAAGACCCGTCAGTTTTTGAAAATAAATAGGCTACACCTGCAATAGAACCACTCGCATCATCCTCAAGATAACTAGTAGCTAATATATAAGTTCCGTGCATATACACTTCACGACCAAACTGGTCGCCATCGCTAGTACCATATGCATTTGGGTTGGCTATTGTTAATTCTAGACTATTAGACAACCCCGACCAAATACCGTAAAGTTTATACAGGTATGTATTGCGCAAATCCCAAACACCGCTAGCTACCTCTGTGGTAGGTATATTTTTAATCCCTATAAGCCCGCCATTACTCATTTATACATCTTCTGTTCCAGTTGAGGGGAATGCTCTACCGGCACCCCAAATTATTCTTACAGCACCGCTTCCACCGTCACCGTTTTCAAGATTACTATTATCTGCTGCACCACCGCCACCACCAAATAGGCCTCCATCACCTTGAGGAGAGTCTCCGTCAATACCGTTTGTTCCTCCAGAACCTCCCTCTCCTCCGTAAGAGTTACCCCCAGAACCCGCCCCTCCGATACCTGAGGCTCCTTCACCGTAAATACCGACTCCACCGCCTCCGCCAGCACTATCACGGCTTCCACAGTTTCCGCCCCCGCCTCCTCCTCCTCCAGTACCGTCAGCTCCGTCCCCCTCAGAATCGAAACCACTATCTCCTCCTTTGCCTGAGTATCCGCCAGCACCTCCTCCACCAGAAGCGTAGGGGCCTGGGTATAAAGAATCACCTCCGGAACCCCCTCCATCACCACTAAAGTTACCGCCACTAGCCTTTGCAGACGAGTCAGTATTATAAAATCCTCCAGCTCCGCCAAACCCGGCTGCAGTAGCCACATCAATAAAATAACTTGCACCACCGCCAGTAGCCGTATTAACAGTAGTAGAAAAACTAGTAGCTCTAGAACCACCGGCCCCTACAACTACTTCATAAGAATTTCCAGGTATTACTGCTATATTGTTTGTCCAACCTAAACCGCCGCCCCCACCGCCAAAGCTTCTAGTACTACCCATATGCCCTCCACCCCCTCCTCCGAATGCTACTACAGAAACACTGAAAACCGAAGGTGGAGCTGTCCATACGTAAGTACCTGGGGTAGTAAACTCTGCCTGCCCAGAAGGAGGGGTAAAATAGGTTTCTAAGTAGTTCCATATACCAGATCTACTGCTAGAGCCTGGAATTAAGTATTTTCCTATTATACCGCCGTTATCGTATACACTACTCATTCTTAGCTAGCCGAAATAATTTCATACGAGCAAATAGCTTCTAAGTCCCCGTCAGCACTAGCTGCTATACGTATTTCGTCTCCCTCTTCTAAATATATGCCCATCTCTTTTGAAACAGCAATTAGCACAGCATCTGCTGGAACTACTATTGTCTTAGCCAAAGTGAATGAAGTAGTAATACCTGCTTTATATAAAGTAACAGTAACATCTGCATTATTAATTCCATCAATATTAGATACTATAACAGAATTAATTTTAAATACTGTACTAGTAGAGCAAGTAGTAATAGCTGTTGGGCTAGTTGTGACAGCTAAACCATCACTTTTGCCAGTAATTGTAGTTACGTCTACTATATTTGGTGCTACCATGTTGTAATCCTTTTTATTAACCGAATACTATCGCCATAGCAATAGCTTTGCCTGTAGAAACTCCGCCAGCAGTACCTGCCGACCCTGTATAACCTATATCGCCTGCAGATCCTGTATAACCAGCGCCTGCTGACCCGGTATAGCCTATATCACCTGCTGACCCTGTATAACCTATATCGCCTTGTATACCTGCACTGCCGGTATAACCTATATCGCCTTGTATACCTGCACTACCGGTATAACCTATATCGCCTTGTATACCTGCCGACCCTGTATACCCTATATCGCCTTGTATACCTGCACTGCCTGTATAACCTATATCGCCTTGTATACCTGCACTACCGGTATAACCTATATCGCCTTGTATACCTGCACTACCGGTATAACCTATATCACCTGCAACGCCTGCTGAACCGGTATAACCTATATCGCCTTGTATACCTGCACTACCGGTATAACCTATATCGCCTTGTATACCTGCCGACCCTGTATACCCTATATCGCCTGCAACGCCTGCTGAACCGGTATAACCTATATCGCCTGCAACGCCTGCTGACCCTGTATAACCTATATCGCCTTGTATACCTGCACTGCCTGTATAACCTATATCGCCTTGTATACCTGCACTACCGGTATAACCTATATCACCTGCAACGCCTGCCGACCCTGTATAACCTATATCGCCTGCTGACCCTGTATAACCTATATCGCCTTGTATACCTGCACTGCCTGTATAACCTATATCGCCTTGTATACCTGCACTA